CGCGATAAATTTCTCAATTAGGGCCAAGGACGATATGTCCACTAGAGTCCCTATTATAATCGCTATTCCACTGGATGATCCGTATTTACTGTTTAGTCCTACATTCACTGACTTGGTAAATGACTTTGGTGAAAAGGAAGTTTTATTTGTAGGTAATACTTTTAAACCTGCTTATTTCTTACTTGAAGATGATGTTGCTTATAGGTTAAAAGTTGGTCCTTATAAAGAACTTGAACAGCAGGATACAAGTATGTTAGATGATAATTAAGGGAGTGTATATACGGATATTTTGAGAAGTGTGTGAGGTTAGTTTGGCTTGGATATTTATTAACATGCCAACATACACAAGAACTCAATTAAGAGACGGGGTTACTGCTTCTGCTAATTTAACAACTGGGGCTAAAACTTTTACTTTGGTTAATAATGTTTCAACTACCTCTTATTTTATTATAGAGGGAACTACTTTTTCTGAGCCTTCTTCTCCATATGGAGGGATAGCCTATAGACAGATTTTTAATTCTGCTTCTGTTACTTCTCTTGTAAATTGTACTATGGTAACAGAGTCAGTACATGCTGCTTTTATTGTAAATCCGTCTTCTACTGCCACTTTTTCTTTTACCCCATCAGTCACTATACCCGCGGCTCATATTAAATTTATAGCGGCTAATCCTACTATTTTAAGTGGATCTACTTCAACTGTTTACGGGATAGAACTTTCTACTTCTTAAAAAGAAAGTTTGGCTTAACAGGCAAGATTTTTTATATTTAGAATGTAAAATAAGAAATAAAAAACAAAAAATGACTATTTCAGCTTTGCCCGAGTTAACAAATGAGTTTGCTTCAAAACTCATTGAAAATGAGTGTTCATTTAATGAGTTGATCATCACAGCTGTTTTGATTAGAAAGTACCTTAATTCTCCTGAACGGGAGCATGTTATGGCTGCTTTTGATGATGAGCATGCTCTTTACATTATGGTTGACCAATACGGTATTGGTAACTACGAAGAAGCAGAAAAAGATTTACTTGAGTTTCAAGCTCTCTTTAACTAAGAACTTGGCTCTACACTCTAAATTTAGTATATTTAAATAAAAGATAAAAAATAAAAGTTATGGAATTTCTCACAAGAAACCAAATCAAAGAAGCAGCGCCTTCAGTTTTCACCTCTCACAAAATGGCAGGTTCTTCAGACAAGTATGTTCACATTCCAACTGACCGTATTATTGATGATATGGAGAAAATGGGATGGGGTGTTAGTAAAGCTGTTGAAGTTAAAGCCCGCCACAACAAAGGTTTTCAAAAACATATGCTTGTTTTTCGTAATCCAGATATTGTAATTGAAGGTAATGATAGAGATGTTGTTTACCCACAAATTCTTATCTCAAATTCTCATGATGGTAAGAATAGCTTTCAATTCACAGCAGGTTTGTTTAGGTTGGTTTGTTCTAATGGTTTGGTAGTTGCCACGGAACATTTTGCTGATAAGAAAATCCGTCATATGGGTTACTCATTTGAAGAAGTTCAAGCAATTGTGTCTGAATTAGTTGAACAGCTTCCAGTCACAGTTGAGGTGATGAATAAGTTTAAGAGTACTATTTTGTCTCAAGAACAAAAAGTAGAGTTCGCTAAAAAGGCTCTTGAAACTCGTTTTGAAAAAGTTAATGAAAATCAAAATATTATTAAAGACTATGGTATCAATATTGAAGAAGTTCTCAAACCGACTCGCAAGGAAGATGAGGGGAATGATTTGTGGAATGTATTTAATGTACTCCAAGAAAAAATGATTGATGGAGATTTTGAATATATTAGTGGTGTTAAGCTTCGTAAAGCTCGTCGTGTTAAGAATTTCAAACAAGATTTGAAAATTAACAAAGAGTTGTATGAAATCGCTTCTCAATTTATTTGAGATTAATATATATGCCATGTTGTTTGAGGGGGAGGTAAAGTGCCTCCCCCAATAACAAAAAAAGAAAAAAATGAATAATAACTATAAAGATATTGTTGACGCTGTTTTAAATGAAGCTAACAAGTATGGTCTTGTAACAGAAGTTAGATCAACAGCAATAGCCTTTATGCTTGAAAACCCAGCTTTAGACTCAGGCTCAGCTTATATTATGGCTGGTCAAGAATGGGATATTTGGTAAAAAATTTAATACTTATAATAGATATGAAAAATTTGTTTGTTGTTATGGCCATTGTGGGTCTCATGGGATGTGGGAACCAAGGCGAATGTGAAAACTGTGAAGTTGCAGCCCAAGACTCAACTACTCATGTTGCACCTGTTGATTCTGTTCATGAGTTGCTCAACTCACTCGAAACTCTCCCAACAGAAACTTCAGAACCAGCCCAGTAATGGGCTCTAGGTGAGGTGGCAGAGTGGTCTATTGCGGCGGTCTTGAAAACCGTTGTACTGCAAGGTACCGGGAGTTCGAATCTCTCCCTCACCGCCTAAAGGAAGATTGCCAGAGTGGTTAATGGAGCGGTTTGCTAAACCGTCATCAAGAAATTGGTGCGTTGGTTCGAATCCAACATCTTCCGCCCGAACGAAGCAAATAACAGATGCCCAAGTGGTGGAATGGTAGACACGCTGGTCTTAGGAACCAGTGCCGAAAGGCGTGAGAGTTCGAGTCTCTCCTTGGGTACTAATTTTTTAAACTTAACCATTAATGTTATGGAATTTCATGTTTCAGATAGGTTTACAGTAGAAGGTAAACAAAAAGTAGCTTTAGTAGATATTGATGAAACAATATGTTTCTACCCAGAACAGAGAAGATATGATTTATCTGTTCCTAATAAAGAAAATATAGCTAAGATAAATAAACTTTATGATGAAGGTTGGAAAATAGTTTATTGGACAGCCCGAGGCTCTACTTCAGGTAAAAATTATAGAGAACATACTTTATCTCAACTCAATGAGTGGGAATGCAAATATCATGAATTAAAATGTGGGGATGAAAAGCCCCATTTTGATTTAGTAATAGATGATAAAGCCAAAAGAATAGAAGAATTATGAAATTTAGAACAGTTGATGGAAAACCGGTAAATCCCGTCATCTATACAGCTAAAATGATAGGCAGTGATCCATTTATAGAAGTCCATATAGGAACGGATTCTCAACGTTATGGGCAAGAAATTATATATGTTACTGCTATAGCTTATCGTTATCCCAATAATGGAGTTCATTATATTTTTCAAAAAAGTGTTCTTCCACCTACTAAGGACAATTGGACACGATTGTGGAAAGAAACTGAGTTTTCTTTAGAAATAGCTAACTTAATAACTGAGCATATGCCTAGTATTAAGGTTGAAATAGACTTAGATTATAATAATGACGAGTTTTATTTTAGTAATAAATTAGTTTCAGCAGCTAAGGGGTGGGTCACATCTTTAGGTTATAGAGCTAACATTAAACCTGTTAAACAAATAGCTACACGAGCTGCTGATTATCATTGTAAATAATATTTATAATTAACATGCCTATTGATCCTGATAAGGTTTTTGATCTGTTTGGAGGTAAGGGAGGATTAGATCCTAAGGGGCCGGATTATACTAGCCCTACTTCTTTACCTAAGATAGATTATAATGATCCTTTAACTATGCTTAAAATGTTTAAGAAGATGATTATGAATTATACTTCTTATAATAAAGGATTAACTTTGATGTTTAAACAAGTTGATCCTAAATTAGATGTTAAGGAAATAGAAAGGGCAGGTGAGGCTATGTTATATGAAAGAGCTTACACTTACATAAGTAAGTTTAAAGTAAAAGATAAAAAGTCCCAAGAAGTCTTAATTTCATATATGGACGGTGAATTAGAAGTTGCCTTTAAATTAGCCATTAAACACTTTGAAGAAATTGAGGAATATGAAAAATGTGCCCTCCTAAAAAAAATTTTTGACCTTTCTTTAAAATAAATTGGCCTTCCCTAAAAGGTTTATTAACTTCAGATTAAATAAAAAAATAAATAATTTTTAAGAAATAAAGGAAAAAAAAATGAGACAGAGAGAGTATATAAATAATCAGTTAGATAAGTTAGAAGCTAAAATGAAGCATATAGATTTTTATGCCTCTAGAAATGACCTAGACAATATTAGAATTGTCTTAGCAGAGTGTTTGGATCAATTAGGAGAAGTTAGAGCCTCAGTTGAACGTGAACCTCTTAGTCCTGAAGAACTTAATCGTAAATAAAAAATGTTAACAGCTGAGCAGATTCAAAAGAATTGGGAGATTTTTCTCAACAACATTGGGGTTTTTATTTCTGGAGATCGTAAACAGAAATTACTTGATTTTTATAAAGAGTATGAGGATCGTATTATTATGATGCCTGCAGCTCATAAAAAAGAATACCATAATGCTTTCCCAGGTGGTTATGTAGATCATGTTAATCGTGTAGTAGATTGTGCTATTAAATTAGCTAATGTTTGGCAACAAATGGGAGTAGATATGTCTACATTCACTATGGAAGAATTAATATTCTCAGCTATTAACCATGACTTAGGTAAAATAGGAGATGAAGAACATGAAGCTTATATCCCCCAGACTGATCAATGGAGAAAAGATAAGTTAGGAGAAACATATCAACATAGTGAAAAATTAGCTTTCGCTTCTATCCCTGACCGAGGATTATATCTCCTCCAGGCTCATGGTATTAGATATACCTTTAATGAAATGTTAGGTATTCAGACCCATGACGGTTTATATGATGAAGCTAATAAAAAGTATCTAATTAACTTCTCCCCAGCTACCAAACCTAGAACTGCTCTCCCTTATATTCTCCACCAGGCTGATTTAATGGCAGCCCGGATTGAATTTGAAAAAGAATGGCTTCCAACTTTTAAAGGAACTAAGGTTGAGGATAAAAATGAAAATTTTACCTTAACTAAGGAAAAAAAGACTCCTGTTAAACAAAAAGCTTTAGGA